AATAATCCACTGCCCTTACTTTATACAGACCATTGCGCTCAGGGAGCACGGGATCAATTAACTTAACATTATCACCAACTTGCACATAAGGCATTCCGAATGTTGTAAAATGCCCTTTGAATCCAGTATAATAGTACTTTACCAATTCAGCTAAAGCCAATGATTCTAAGTCGCTTATTGATTTTGCACCTGGATAAGTAAGGGTGGATCTTTCTCCCCCTATATTTGGAGGATAATCCATTCCTTTCTGCTTGATATAATAGTCCGGCGTGTCACTGCCGTTTCTTAATGTCACCAACACCTCAAGCCGTTGACACTTTGTTTTCGCATGTCCGTCTTTAGTGATTGCCCCCGTTTCTTGCTCGATCTTATTAGAGGCGGCAATGGATACTTTCATATCTTCTTTCCTGCGATAATCAAGCTCGTCACTGATTATATCTTTCTGAAAAGTGAAGGTATGCGTTTTTGCGGTTGCCTCATTGTAAACTGAAACGCCACACCTTAATTCATTGCCGACAAAATAACTTTCAAAATGGTAGTCTTTTCGTAACCGGCCCAGCACCTCGGCAATTGTTTCGTTTCCAATTCGGAACTCTCCGAATGTGGTAGTGGTAATTGGATTGAACGTAAATTGATCATCCGGGTATTTACCAATATTGTAATTTGCCAGCATGAAGTTGATGATGGTCTCCAAAGAGTCTGACGCACCGAAAGTATGGATAGGTGCCGGGGCCTGCTTTAATTTCCAGAAATTATCTTCACATTTGAATTCAATCGGTTTTTTTGAGGTTACCTCGCTAATAAACCCCTGAAATAGATGCGTGTTATTTTTAGAATCGTAGGTGCCCTCAAAGATCTCAACCCCATTTTTAAAGTATTTATACCCCCAATCGATTGTTACTTTATCTCCTCTCATTAACAAAGGAGTTGAATCAGAGAAACCTCCAATATTTTGATTGGATCCGTTTATTGAGATAGTTTTATTATTCTTGTCTTTTATGTATAGATTTTTTGGAACAACTATTTTTGCGTCATTGGTGAAATCACGCCAACTGTCAGAGCAAGTAAGTTCGTTTACGAAATTAAAGCTGAGGGTTTTATTTCGTGCTGGTTGCCCTACAATTTGGGTCACCTGATAAATACTTACACTTGTCTGGACTCTTAGCATTATATCCCTATTTGTAATTCAATTGGAACATCTGAAACAGCATTGAGGCTGAACGTCTGGTATGAATATCCCCCCTCTTCCTGTTCTAAGTTTCGGTCCTCAAACACTACAGAACTAATTCCAAGATTTCTTAAAAAGTTGGATGTCACAGGAATTGCATAAGGGGCTTGCATCATCAATCGAAGTGCATTTACTTCGTCTGCTGGATAATGACCATTATTTCCTGTGATTATCCCCCTGAAAGTGATCTGCGCATCCCCCTCACCGATATATTCCTTAACGGTTCCATTGCGCCCCTGAATAGCTGTCTTTACAATGTTGCGGGGAAATACGACAGAAATAAGAACAGCTTGGAACCTGATTGTCGGAGTTTGATTGGGATTCCCGTTATCATCGGTGTAATAAACTGTTCCAAATGTGACTTCATCCCAAATGTCAGTCCCAAAATCCGTTGTAATCCCTTTTAAGGGCATATCGCCATTGGGGATGTACTCGATGCCGTAATGGTTTGTTTTAGGAGAATTCCGATAGGCATCATTAGCAAGGGCTGTGGCAATTTCACCCGCTGCCCGAACGCCAATCATAGCCATTCTCTCTGCCGATATCTTAGGAATTATAAATTGTCGTATTGTTGTCATTCTTTAATAATCAGCAATTGTTCTGATATCATGCGTTGCGTCTACCAATATTGCGCTCACCTTCTCCTTTAGATTACTTAATCCCTCTTTTATGTTTGTTGTAGATATTGTAAACCCTTGAATTAGAGGAGCGTTATAATTCACATGGATATTAATAGTTTTCTGTCCTTCAGCTTTTGTTTTAGGGGAAGCAACCACTGGTCCGGTTGCCCCTTTAGCCCCCGGTTTTCCCGTTACAAGTTCAGGGATTAATGATTTTGCTTTCTTTGCGTCCCCGCTTCTCTCTGTGTTATTCCAAATGTCTGCAACGTCTTGTGCTGTAGTTTTAACATTGCTTACTATGTCGGATAACCCTTGCTTAAAGGTATCAACATCGAGTGTTAGTACCCCCCAAATAACTTCACCCAAAGCTTGCCACCACCGCACCAAAACCCAAATTCCTTCTTTCATAAAATCCCAAACTGCCCCTAACATATTTTTAAAACCCCCAAAATGATTCGTAAGTGCAACTACTCCGCCTATCAATAGTGTTATTCCTGCTATTGCTGCCCCGATTGGGTTTGCGTCCATTGCTAAATTCAAAGCCCATTGTGCACTGGTTAATATCCCTAAGCCTTCTGCTCTGGCCATGTCCCATCCTAAGAGTAATTCGCTTGCAACAACACTTGCCATTTTAATTCCTACTAACGACTTTTCTGTTAGTAAAATACCAAGCATAATTCCCTTATACGTCAAATAAACTCCCCCGATAGTCATAACGAGATCTATGTGCTCCTTAATGAACCCTACAACATCGCGCATTGATTCTGCAATGGTTATAAGTGTCGGTGCAAGCGTCTCCAAAAGATCAGCTGCCAATCCTCCGACGCTTACCTGCATCTCATCCATTACCTTTCCAAAACGTGCCATTGGGTTTGCGTCAAAGGCTGCTTTCGCCGCTCCGCCTACTTTGCTTTCAGCCAAAGCAAGTAGCTCCATGCGGGCTTCAGCTTCTTTTCCATGGGACGCCAGTTCTTTGATATGGGCCATTATCACAGGATCTATCTTTAAATTCTGCTCAAGCCTGCGCGCCATCTCCGGATTGTTGACAGCCTTAGCAAGCATATTTCCTGCCTCAGATAATCCCATACCGAACTTTGTTGCCATGTCTGCACTTACTTTGGTTAGACGGGTCATCTCGTCTTCACCAATTGTGCCAACCAGCCCCAATTGAGATTGTAATTCGATTACTTGGACTTTGGAAAATAAAATCCCGGAGGATAGGTCCTTTGCCGCTTTTACAGTTTTTTCAAAGGCTTCAGTCGAGTAGGTTCCCATGTTCTCCATGGTATTTTTTAAAGCTGCCTCGGCTTTGTGCAATTCATGTACCTTCTCAAGACCTTCTTTAACGAACTTTAACCCTTCAAAAACTGCAAATCCGATCCCCAGAGCGGCCCCAATACCGGCAACGGCCGATTTTGCCTGTCCTAACGCCCCCTCTAAGTTCTTAACGTGATTAGTGGCATTTTCTATCCCGGGGGTGAAATTATCTTTTAGGTTTAAAATGTAATCGACTATATTACTCATTTAACTGAATTTGACTTGGTGAACAATTTCCAAATAATACTTTGTTTGTGCCCAGGCTTTGCAAAATTCATCTTCCCCCAGATCCTCTATATTAACATGAAGGCAGCCCCTTATGAGAGCTGCCATTCGTGCGTGTGGAGCACTCGCGTCCGATATCTCTAAGTCAGCTATTTTTTTTTAAAGCTGTTCTTGATCATGTCAATGATTGGGATGCAAGCTCCTGTCATTCCCATGCGGTAGCAGTCACAATTTGAGCTGACGTCAAATGTGCGCGGGTCGGACTCTTCCCGAATAGTAAGGACTTCCCTTAATTCGTCCCCCGCCATGAATGGGCCAACTGAAGCTATCTTGTCGAGAGCTACAATCTTCTGAAGATAACTTGGCTCTTTTAGGAATCCAACTACCCTCTCATTCGTCTCAGGCGCAATGGCAACATAAACATGGACCTTTGAAACCTTGTATTTCACGGCCAAGGCTGCTGCATCCTCCTGATATCCGGCTAGCTCTTCAGGGGTTAATTCGGCGCTTAAAATTGGATCGCTCATCGGTTTATACCTCCTATGATTAAGGGCAATTTCACCGTTAAAGAGGTGTCACCCTGTTTGGCATTAAAGGGGTCTTCCAGAAATTCAACAGCCTGCAATCTATCCATGGTTGCGTCCGCAATTGAATTTCCATAAAGAACAGGTATATCAAACCAACCAATATTCAAAGGGTCGAAATTTGGAGCGGCCGCAATGATTTTTTTCCATTCGTCCAAATAGATTTCGATAGAGCCTTCATACTCTTCTTTGCCGTATCCTCTGGAAACAGGCTTGGTGCCTACTCCGTAATTATTCGTTTTGGCCTGCTTACGCTTGTATTCGATGTTGGTAATGCCAACAACAGGAACCCCAAAAAGAACAAATTGAATACTCGACCAGGAATATGCGACTCCGTTAACAAGTGGTGTCATAATTTCTTATTTAAAACTGATTGGAACTTGAATATTACGTGCAATGCCATTCTCGTTTAAGAGAATATTGACAATCAACAGACTTGTTGACGACACATTTTGTGTTGGATCAATATACACGTCTGTATCAGATATGCTTCCTAAATCTCCGTCTCTTGACATTTGGTGAAGGATCAAAAGGGCTTGACCTTGGAAAAAGGCGATCGTTGTATTTGCTAAGGTGCCATCAGAATTTTTTATCAACTTCGATTTAAGATAAGGAATCAGCGTTGCATAAACCCCTCTGATTGCTTTGTCGATAGTTCTGTTGTCGTTGATGTAGGCATAATCAGAAGCCATTGTAATGGCCGTATGGTTATCATTGAAATAGGTACCTGCATAACCGACATACCTTTGGCCAAAGATGTGGCGCTTGCCGTCAATCGCGTCCAGAGCTGCGTTGCTCAAAGCTGGATTGCTAAGCAATACTCCGTTTGCAAAAGCAGGAATATCACACTCGGTTCCGTTTGATAAATTGAATTTTGCGGGCTCTCCAAAATCCTCACTCACAGCACTCGAAGAAAGCATACCTAAAGCAATCCCTAAATGAGTAACCGAAATACCGGTGGTCAAATATAAAAAGGCTCCGAGCGCTCCCCCGTCCTGCCCAATGATCGAGCTGCACTTATTTGCAGTCAATATCGAAAGGTCGGGGATGGTAGTAATATCCGACATTGCCGCTAAATTAGCCGCATATAAGGCGCTGAGCGGCATGTGCTTTGCGTCATTGTACGTTTTGATAATCTGATCAATGGCCGTCAAATCTCCACTGGCATACACCCCAACACCTTTATAAATGCCAACCTGCCGGATCGCTCCAGCGGCTGCAGTCTGCAAAAGCGTGATCTCTGCATAAGTGTAAGGAGTTGGAACTGGGAAAAATCCCACCCATAATACCCCCGTTGGATTGGCCCTGAAGAATTCGGAAATATGGTAGTGCCATACCGCTTGTACTCCCGCTACACCACCGGTGAACGCTGTAATCGTGCCTGTGATCGTTGATCCCGTTCCCAGTGTTGCAACCAGGATCGTGTTGGTATTGGGATATACCCCAAGCCCCGGACGGGCTGTGATGGTAATCGCTCCAACTAATGCAGTGGCAGTATAACCATGCGTACCGGTTCCGGCATTAATCATTGCCGCAATGGCCGTTGCCATAAGGGTAATAGTCGTGTCTGTTGCGGCTTTGGTGTAAGTGCCAAGATTTACAACTACCCCTAAAGGCTCGTTAATTGACAAATTCAGCGTGTTCCCTGTTGCTCCGGCTGCTGTCACGGTATAGATCCCTGTGGCCTTAGTTTCGTCTGCATAGGCTGGCGATATCCCCGCATTCTCAGCGTCAACAATGGAATACATTGCTTTAATGTTGTTAGTGGTGGTAAAGCCAG